GATATCGAGAAGGGACGCGCTTCTTTGGTAATTGCCTGCTTCTGTATCATCGCATCTACATACTCCTCAGCCGTCACCTTGTCGCTGATTTCGCTGTACTTCTCCCACTGGCTGTCAGAGGTGCCCTTGATAAGCAGCGTATGATACAGTCCGTTCTTCTCCTGCTCAGAAAGCGACTTGTCGCTCTTGATGGAGTTAAACGTCTGGTCTCGTGCTTCCCATCCCTCCATATCGTTGTTCAGGCTGTCCTCCATCTCCTTGTAGGCGTAGTACAAACCCGGCTCAATGCCGCTTTCGCTTACAATCTTCGTTGTGCCGTCCAGTTCCTTCTTGTATACCTTGTTCGCCGCAATCGCCTTTGCATACTTGTAAATATCCGCAACCGCTTCGATTCTCTCATCGTTCGACATTTGCTTGTACGCCTCGGATTTTGTCAGCTTGTCGATTGCATCGAGCGAGATTTTACCGCTCTGGCTTGTCAGTGTGGAATATTCCTGCGCGGTGAGGAACTTCTTCGTGCCGTCCTCAGCCTTGTAATACTTCTGCGGCTTGCTTGGCAAAACAGAGTTGTCGCCGGTTGCCTGATACAGCTCTTTGAGCGCCTTTTCTGCCTGTGTGCCCTTTGCATCCGCCAGATAGCCCGGCGAGAAGAAGTTGTACGCCGCGCGTGCGAACACATTGTCCGGTCCGTTTTTCTGTTCGCGCCCCCATACATCCGTGTATGCAGGTGTCTGGTATTTTTGCAAAAATGGAATCTGGAACACGCCAGAAACTTTGTTCTGCTGCCGCTGTAAAAATTTCTGCAAGCTCGACGGAACAGGACTGTTCTTGTCCGCATAAGTCGTTCTGCGTGTATTGTCGATCGTGCGCGAAATCTGACCAAACAACGTCGGCACAAACTGACCGCCAAAGTTGGTTGCAATGTTGCTTGCAATGCCAAACAGCGGATTGCTCTTGCTGTATGCCGCGCTCGTAACCGTCGAGCCAACGCCGGACAGCATCGTCATATTGAGCATCGGGTCGAACATGCGGCTGACCGTTGCCATTGCCTGGTTGAATGCCGTCTCGTCGTCGTCGTACTTCTGGTGCAGTGCTTCATACAGTTCGCCGCCCATCGCAAGCGGCACAACAGCCGGAGACGCCCAGTCAATCGTGTACGACTTGCCGAACAGGTTGATTGCATACTCCTGCTGACCCATGCCCGCGTCAAGGTTTGCTTCCTTGTCGTCGTCGCTCGAACCTGCCGAGAAAATGCCTTGCGCTGCAAGGAACGCGCCGAGCGCCGCAACGCCCGAACCGGTGAGACCCTGTCCGATATGGTCGATCATCTTGGTTGCGTCCATGTTGCCCTTCTTGACCTGCACCGCGTCATAGGTGATTGCTTTCAGCAGTCCGACCGGCGACAGCTCAAACGAGCGCTTTGCAACGTTGATTGGCGTGCGCTTGAACGGCACAAGCGAGCCGATAATAACTTCTGTTGCCTTGTTCTTCTTTTCCAGTCGGCTGAGCGTGTCTGCCAGCGCCGACGCATCCTGAAACGTTGCGATCTTCGCGTCCTGAATCGCGTGCTGACGCGCCTCGTTCAGCTGCGCTTCCGTCAGATTGTTCACGTCCCAGCCGCGCGCCGTCAGGAAGTTACCCATGCTGTCAATGTAGGATTTCTTCTTAAAAACCTGATCTTCCGCGTCAAGCGCCCAGGTGTTCACGTCCATCACCTTTTGCAGCGGCTTCGGAAACAGCTTCTGCCGCTGCTTGATTTCGCTCATTTCGGTTTTGTAGGCATTGCCGCTGAGTTCCGCCTCGACGTTTGCATAGTCCGCCTTGGCAAACTGCTTCGCGGCCTTGCTCGTATGCAGCGCACGGGTTCGCTTTTCCTGCGGCAAAAACTTCTGTCCGACTGCCGAAACCTTGTGACTGGTATCGAGCGCCGCCGCAGAGGCTACGTTGCCCATAATGTTGCGGATATGCGTGCGCGGATTACCCAGCATCGCAAAGTAGCGCCATGCGTTCAGCATGTCGCCTGCCGTCTTAGGAATCTGCTGCGCAACGTCATTGTAAATCTTGTCAGTGATTTCTGCACGCGCTTCATCGGTCTCTGCCTGCAAAAACTCTTTCGCTAAGTCCTCATTCAGTTTAAGTCCGTACCGGTCTGCGACTTCCGCTGCCGGAACGCCCTGTTTCTTAGCCGCCTTGTTCGCCTGCTTGTCAAACCGCGACTGATACTCCTGTTGAATCTTCTGTACAGCCTTCTGCAAGTAGTAAAGCTGACCTTCCGGCGTGGTCTTTTTGAGCAGCTTAAACGCATTTACACCGCGTCCGAGCGCCGTACCCTGTACCGCAAGATCACCCGCGAGCTTCATTGCCGTCTGCGTGTCGCCCGCTTCGACCGCCGCCGTGTACATCATCTGGCCGAGTGCAATATCATCGTCCGTAACGGCTCTGCGGTCGTCCGTCACTTCCTCCCACTGGTCAAACGCGCCCTGCCATCCCTTCTTCTGAATGGTTTTCGTCGCACCGCTGAGTGTTTTTTTCAGCGACTTCACATCATGTGAAAACAAACCCTCTGCAACATGGTTTTCCAGTGCCGGAATGAGGCTGTCCGGTGTCACGCCGCTTTCCATGATCGTTCTTGCAACATTGCTTACCCTGTCCGTGCCGTTCGTACTCTGCGGTACATCCACCATGCGCGCTGGGTTCATGCCCTCCGGAATCGCGCCGTAGTCATTCACCATCTTGGAATACGTGTCAAATCCGGTTTCCGCCGCACCCACCGAGCTTTCCGCATTCACTTCCGCTTTTGTCAGCTTGGGGTTAATGTCCGCCTGCTGTGCCGCCGCCTGCGCGTTTTCCTGCATCGGCTGTGTAATTTCCGGCGGTGCAGTCTGAACGCCCGTCTGCGCCGCCTCAGCCCCCGCACGGGTCAACTTCGGCATAATGTCGTTCTGCGCCTTCCGCACGTCTGCAAGCGTCGGTGCGCTCTGCGTCTGCGCCGCACCGGACACGCCCTGTCCGGTGCCTGTATTTAGCGGTGTCTGCGGTGTTCCCTGCTGTGCCGGAGACACAATACCGTTTCGTGCCGCATTGGTGTCTCGAATATCCTTGGTGTATCCGCGTTCGCCGCGCTGAATAACCAGATTACCGCCTACAATCTCAGCCGAAAGCACGTCATTCCCCAGCGTGTTTCCTGCGCGCTGGATTTCCAGTGCGGTCTTGATATCGGTTGCAAGGTTAGCGCCAATCCAAGAGCCGCCGCCGTTCCGGATATCGCGGTTCACCATTTCCGCCGCAATCTGCGCCGCCTCGGATTTCTTCGGCTTTCTGCCGTTCTTGCTGTAAAAATCCGAATACCACTGTTCGTTATTGCTTGCACGAACGCCTGTGCCGTCCTCGTTCCGAATGACCGAAACGCCTTGCGGTTTGTAGTCCTTGACGTACTGTTCCGCCGCCTGCAGCGCTTCATTGTATCTGTCGAACGTATCGCCGACAATCTCATCTACATACTGCTGCACCGAAACGCCTGTTTTGTTTGCGCTGTCCTGCAGCAGTTTTGCCCACTGCATTTCATTGCCGGTAAGTCCGCCGTTCGGTTTGCCCGCTTCATCAACCGAATACTGCGGAATTGTCTCCGTGCCGGTCACACGGTCACTGAACCGCGTCTTCGTCTGTCTGCCCTCCGGCAGATACATGCGCGGCGCCAGTCTGTCCGACACCTGTCCGTTTTCCGAAGCGTAGAACACGTTCGGGAACGCATTCATTTCACCGGACACACCGCCGTTTCTGTCAACATACATTACGTCCGGTGTCCGGATCTGGTTAAACGCACGCTGATTGTACGCCGTGCCCTGTTCACCCGCATACATCGTGTTCGCCGTTCTCGTGTTGCCATCCGGCAGTGCAAGCCGCTGTGCCGTCGGAAGCGCCTGCGCCGTCTCCGGGTGCAGACGGTCATACATTGCATCAGCTGCCCGCATATCCGCGTTTGCGTCATGGATAGAGGTGGTTGTCTCAGCCGGTGCAGTACCGTATCTCCGGTTTGCCATTCGTCCCGCAAGGCCGCTTGCGCCCTGCATAACGCCTGCCAATGCAATGCCGCCCTTCGCACTGTCCCAAAGCTCCTGCGCCGTTGCGTTCTGTGCGTTCTTGTCATAGGTTGCACGCTTGAGGTACGGATTTACCAACGTGCTTGCCGCTTCCTCTACGCCCTCACCGAGAATATCAAGTGCGCGACCGAGCACGCCGCCTCCGGTGTTGATTGCGCCCTCGTTCAGCCCGGGGATACCGCCGAACATCTTCTCCGTTCCGACCTCGGTTAAGCCGCTGCCCGCACCGTATGCAAGTGCTCTGTTCAGGCTTGCGCCGTCCTGCAGCGCTTCGCGTGCTCCGCTTGCCGCAGAATCACCGAAAACCATTGCCATACTTGCGCCGTCCACCGGTGCTTTGCTCAGCAGGGAAGAAACCTTGCTTGCGCCGCCGGTTGCCGCGTTTAATGCAATACCCGGAATCATGCGCGCGCCTGAGCCTGCAAGCTCCTGCGCTTTCTTTGCCGAACCGACAGGCTGTGCCCAGTCGTTCACCTTCTGCATTGCAGAATCCGCAAAGCTGGTGTTTGCCGTGTTCTTTGCAACATCTTCCCAGAACTTGCCCGCGTCATTTGCACCGGCAAGTTTGAGCGCACCGCTCAGTGCGTTTTCAGCCGCAGAGGTAACATAGCGCGCTCCGTTTTCTACTGCACCGGCTGCATTGAGTGCTGCATTCGCAACGCCGCTGCCCCACGCCTTTCCTGCACTTCGCTTGCTGATCGCATCCGCCTCATCGTTCAGCCGCTTGTACAGCTGATACATCGCGTCCGCCTGTTTTTTGTTCGTCGTGCTCATCTTGTTGTACTGGTCATCGCCGTTGATACCGGCAGCCGCCAGTTTCGGGTGAGAAATCAGCCACGGCACCGCAGCCAGTTTTTCTCCTGCATTGCGGTTTTTCATGTCCATAGCGATCAGATACGGATACTGCTTCTGCATCCGGTCAATCTCGTTATTCAGTTCGTCATACCGCGCCTGCCTCTGCCCCTGCGTCTGATAGTTCTGCCCAAACGCTGCATTTCTCGCCGTCTCAACCACCGGCTTGGAAACATTGGTCTTTCCACCGCCGGCTTTTGGCAGATACGTCGCGCCGCTGTCGCCATTGTATGTCATGCCGAACTTCTGACGAATGCGGTTGTTCGCCGCGTGCAGGCGCGTCTTTTCCGCTTCGTCCGATGTGTTGTGCCACGCCATGGAGTTGGCATTCAGCGTATCAATCGCTTTCTGCCGTTCTTCCTTCTCGTTCCATGTCTTGCCCGTGCCGGTTCGCCGCGTTGTCTTCGGCAGTGTCGTGCCGGAAGATGCGGCATAACGCGAAGTGCGGCTTCGGGAGCTGTTCCCACCGGACAGATAAGTGCTTGCCTGCTTTGCCGTGGACGCTGTGTGCCGCGCCGTCTGGATGCCGTGATTGCTGTCCGCGCGCGGGTTTTTTGCGTTTCGCCGCGGCGTGCTTGCCTGTTTCTGCGTGCTGCGGTTGTTCGTTTTTGCGCTGACGGTCTGCTTCGGTGCGTTCTTGTGCGTCGCGTTGTACTGCTGAATCAGTGCCTTGTTCTGCTTCTGTTTTGCTTTTTCCTTGGCGTTCTTCTTCGCCTGTTCAAGCTGCTTTTTGCGGGAATTGCTTAATGCCATGTTGCGCCTCCAAAATCAGAGAGGGGCGGTTTCCCGCCCCAATGCTGTTTAGTAATAATTTGCGTTGTAAGTGCCTGCGCCGTATACCGAGCCAACAGGGATGCCAAGAACCGCCGCAATCTGCGCCGTAGCGCCGCGATTGCCCATGCCCTCCCAGAGTTTGAGGTAGTAATCACGCATAGCATTCTGCTGATCGTTCTTAAACGACTGGTCATACTGCGACTGCTGCATATCCTGTGCACGCTTGTTGTACGCAATGTTCGCAAGCGTCTGCTGTGCGTCGAGCGTCGGCATGCCGCCGGAATAGCCCATCGCGTTGTTATAGTTAAACAGATTGCCAATTGCGTTCTGTCGCATCTGCTCCTGCTGTGCAAGAATGTTCTGCTGTGCATTCGCCTGCTGCGCCATCAGTTCTGCAACGCTCTGCAAGCCCTGATTGGCCGTCGTATTGTAGGCGTTTGCCGCCTGATTTTCCAGATTGGCGAGGGCGTTTGCACGCGCCTGCTCGTTCTGGTTATACGCCGCATTGTAAGCGTTGTTCTGCTGAACCATCGAGCTTTCCGCCGCACCCTGACCGGAAATGCCCGCCGCCGCAAGCTGTTCGGGAAGATCGCGCTGTGCGGTTCGGTAGTTGATATATGCCTGCCGCGCTGCATCATCATAGCTCTGGTTCATCGTCGGCATCAGCTGTCGGTACTGCGCCGCTGCCTGTTCCGCCGCCTGTGTGTACGCATCCTGCTGCTTGGAGATCGCATCCTCGTAATACTGGTTGTACTGATCTGCATATTTCTGAGTCTGCCGCAGCTGATTGATATATGCCTGCATGGCAAGCTGGTTCTGATCGTCCACATACTGATTCAGATTAGCATTTGCCTGTGCTTTTTTCTGTCGTGCATCCGCAATAGACTGCAAATAGTCAATGTCGGTCGAGCCGCCGTTTACCGACTGCCAGAACGTGTTGCCGAGGTCGGTATTCTTGTAGTCCGCACTCGGAATTGAACTGTGATTGTTGTTCTGGTTTTTGAGCTGATTGTAAGCGTTCAGGCCGATATTAGCCAGTCCGCCGATCAGGTTTCCGGCTGCCGCAGCCGATTTACTGCCCGCAGTCGGTGCGCTCCATGTGCCCGTCTTGCCGTCATAGGTGTAGCCGTGACTGCTGTACAATGCCTTGTTCTTCTCCTGCAGCGTTTTTTTCGTTGCTGCATCTGCCGTGTGCCACGCCTGCGAGTTTGCCTGCGCCTGTTTCAGCCAGTCCGGCGTAGCGGCTGCGCTGCTTGCTGTGCTGCCCGTCGTGTTGTTTGACGAGCCGCCGGAAGAACTGCTGCTGCCTCGATTCGACGAGCTCGAAGAAGAGCTGCTCGTGTTGTTCTTCTTTGTGTTTGCCGCAATGGTGTTCTTAATGCCTGTTCCCAGTACCTTTCCGATTGCGCCCCACGCACTTTTCGCCATATACTTTTCTCCTTTTCGTAAAATAAAAGCAGGTGTTTCCACCTGCTTTTTGTGTTTAGTTGTGTTTTACAACATTCTCGTAGTATGCCGCCAGTTTGTCTTCCACTGCATCCTTGTCACACAGCCAAAACGACTTTGCCATGTCCGCGTAAAATTCATCATTGCCTACGCCGTGGCGCTCTGCAACCTCGCTGAGGTCGCTGTACACTGCGTTCATCGCAACCCAGAATTTCACCGGATTGCAGTTTATTCCGCGCCGCTGCATCAATTCCGTGGTCTGATCCAGTGTCCAGTGTGCGCCAGTCGAGCCGTCGGCGTTCTTCATGCCGCGCACCCAGCGTTCCGCCATTTCACGGTTGAGCTTCGCGCCGCTGCCGCGTGCATAGCCAAGCTGTTTGTCGCTGCCGCGTGTCTTGTCCCCTACATACGAAGTATCCCCCATACGCATAGGTTCATCACGAAACCCAATCGGGCGCATACCCTCGTCATGGTATGTCGGCATCTCGTCATACTCGGGATATTCCGCGCTGCTGTGCGGGGCAAATCTGCCGTTGGAATAGCGCGTATAACCGCGCATAACCGGTTCTCTGCCGCCGTGGAACCGTTCGTCGTAGTAGCTCTGCGGCTCATCATAACCGTAAGGCTCGATATAACGGTTACGCGGCATTTCATAACGCACGCCGTAATGCTCACGGCTTTCCGGATACGCCTTGCGGTTTCTCCATTCCTCCGGTGTAAAGTCGCTTCTGCGGTTTCGCTGCATCAGCAGCATCATAGTACCTCTTTTCATGCCGTCACCCCCTTACGTTGTCGGTGCAGTTCCGTTGATGGACCGCAGCGCGTTAGAGTGAGAGCAGCAGGAATTACCGAGCATACGGAAACTGCCGCCGTTTGCCGAAGTGACCACCCGGCACAGGTACTTGTGACGGGTATCCAGATTAAACACTGTCGCCTGAGCGCCGTTGCATTTCAGCAGCGGATACGTTACCGTTCCGTCCCCGATGGTGATTACCACCGGCGCGCCGATGATCGTTGTTGACGGAATGTTCTGCGCGATTACGATTCCGTAAACGCAGCCGTTCTGGTAGTCCCCCGCCGGAATGTTCACCGTCAGTACACCGCTTGTGTAAGTGACCGCCTGTGAGATACGCAGGTTCGGACACAGTTTTTGTACAGGCTTGCAAGCCATAACTATTCCCTCCTGTCAAAGGCAGGGGGATTGCTCCCCCTCCTGAATATCGTATCTCAGCAGCCGCAGGTGTTGCAGCCGCAGCCGGAAAACTGGTAAGGTGCCGGAACCGGGAACGCCGGTACCGGAGCCGGGCGGAGTGTCTGAACCAGATAGTTGTTCTGCGCCTCCTGAGATGCGGCAAACTTCAAGGTCTGGTTCTCGTTCTGGAGCGCCGCGATCTTCTCCTGCTGGCGGGTGTTCTCCATTGCATCCAGTCGTGCAATGATACGGTCGGTGTCGTTGTGGGTAGACTGGATAATGTCGCGTGCGTTGGTTGCCGCGTTGTAATTGGTGTCGCAGAAACCGCGTTCTACCTGTCTCTGGGTGTCGCAGCAGCAGCTTGCCATCTGCGTACCGAGTGCGGTCAGGCCCGCGGTCACGCCGTTAAAGCCGTTGTTCATGTTGGTGTTTACGCCGTTGATAAGCTGGGCATTCTGATAGCCGAGCTGGCAAACCGAATTGTCCACGCCGTGGAAGCCGTTAGAAACTGCGCTGCCAAGCGTGTTGAAGCCGGTCAGCATACCGTTGTTCATGCTGTAAAAGCCGTTGCACAATCCGTCCTGAATGCCGAGAACGGAACGGGAAAGGTTGTTGAAATTGAACTCACTGCACAGGTCAGAACGAGTTACTGCACCCTGATAGCCTGCGCCGTTGCCGCCGTTGTTGCCCCAGCCCCAGCCGTTGCCGCCGAAGATCAGCGCAATAATCAGAAATGCAAAAATCCACGAGCCATTGCCGCCCCACATACCGTCATTGCCGCCGCCGTTGTTGTCAGAGCCAAGAGCGTAGCCGGTTGCAAAATCGTTATCCATTTGAAAATCTCCTTTTCAGTATATATTTGAACGGAACCGCGCGTATTCCGAACATGACAAATTCATGCCGGATTTTTCTTCAAGATTCCGTAACTGAAAAGGGAACCGTAAAAAATCGTCTGTTTTTTTACAGTTTCGTATTTACTTGATCTTCATGCCGAACTGCTGTGCAAACTGGTCGAGGTCGATTCCCCGCTCTTTGGCAATGTTCATCGCCATCTGCCGCAGTGCATCCGGGCTTTTCCCCTGCATGGATTTCATTAGGGTGCTTACCATGGGATTATTGCCGGTCATTTGGTTCAGCATCATCATAGGATTTCCGCCGTTCCTCATAAGCTGCAATACCTGCATCATCGGATTATTTACCATCGTTTGCACCTCCCAGTTGTTCACATAACTTGTTAAACCGTCGGATAAGCTCGTTGAATTCCGTTCTCGGAACATAATCTGACAAATCTATTTCCGCAGGTTTATTCGTTTCCGGCTCCTGTGCTCTGCGATACATCACAAAGTCGGCACAGCCGGTTTGCAAATTAAGCTGTTTGGTGTAAATCGCGCCGTGCGCCGTGTCCGGCATGATAGTAAGCGCACCGGAAAAGTCCGTCTGTACCGCACGCGCTTCCTCCACGCTTGCCACAGGTCGAACAATATGCTGTGGAGATTGCACCTGCTGTTGCATTGGTGTCTGCATTGGCTGTTGCGGGTACTGCTGTTGATACTGCGGCGTGTAGCCGGTGTAACCATAAGGATATGCCATTATCCCAGCACCTCCGTTGCGTGTTCGCTGATGGATTTACTTACCGCCTCTTTGTAGGATATATACTCCTCCAAGCAATCTGTGTTGCCTGCGTTGCGGTAAACTGCTACAATACGACGAGCGCACTCAGGGTCATACCCCATGCGTTCAAGTCTCTGTTCGTAACTCATGCGATCACTTCCTTATACTTTCAGTATAAGGTCTGCCGGGCGTGACAACCTGTCACAAATCTGTCAACTTGCTGTCACAGCACGCGCAGCATTTTGCATTTGATGCTGTTCAACCGACGATGCACCGTGCTTTCGCTCATGTGCAACGTCATGCAAATCTGAGTAATAGAGCGCGCCGATGTTCGCAGATCAAACACAGCGCGCTCTTCTGGTGTAAAATTGCACTCACGCCGGAAGTATTCCACCTCCGGCCTTGTAAATTCCGTTAATTTCATGCGGTATCCCCTCGTTATGGTGTCACCGCATATCTTTCCCCTCGTTTTTTTCTCTTAGTCGTACAAATGTGCGCGGTCGTTGATAACCAGCAGGCGCAGCAGGTCGGTCGTCAGTGCCAGTTTGCCCTGATCGTCGCCTTGCAAAAAACCCTTGTTCACCAGCTTCTGCACGGTGTCTTTCGCCCACGCCGGGCATTCGGCAACGCTGTTGTATACTTTCTTTGCGCTTTCCGCTTTGCTGATCTCCTGCTTTGCGATTGCGCGGGTCTGTGCTTCCGTCATATCTTCAACCTCTTTCTCTGTCAGCATGGTTTTGAATTTCTGCCACAACTGTGGATTGCGTACCCACGGTTCGGGACAATTTTTCCTCGTCACATCATAGTGACGGCACACGCGCGATACCGGAATATGGTACTTTGCCATCAGCTCCCGTGTCAGCTTTGCTGCACGCTTCATGGTCTCTTCCGGGATAACGTACACGCCATTACGGATGACGCTGCACATTTCAATTCCAATAGAATTAGCGTTCCGGCAGTCGTTGTAGTAACTGCCGCCGCGCTCCCTGCCGCAATGCCATGCCGTGTCGCTGTCCTTTACGCTCTGCACAACGCCGTTCGGGTCTACAAAGTAGTGTGCACTGGCACGCAGTCCGCTTTCTCTTGCAAAAAAGTCTGCATTGTTCTGTGCCGTATCGCCGTTGTTGGACGTAAAGTGTAAGCAAATCCAGTTGATCGGGAACGAACGTCCCTTCTGATAGTTGCTCGGGTTGCAGCCTTTAAAAGTGATTTTCAATCCAATCACTCCTCGTAAATAATCTCGATACCGTAGGCTTTTGCTGCCTCGTGTTCCAGTTTGCAGCCGCGTGCGTTCTCCCACCCTTTGCAGAAGTACGCAGCGTGGCACAGGCTCATGTTTTCGAGTGACTTTGCAAGGAAACACAGCGGGATTTGCACTACACCGCGCTCCGCCATGCTCTCTTTGCTGTACCACTCGTCCGTAAACAGGGTGTTGATAATCTCAAAGCCGCGTTCTGTCAGTGCTTTGATAGCACGTTCACGCGTTGCAACAATTTCTTCATCCGTCTTGCCGGCCATCGGCTGAGATAACATAGCTTTCTTCACTTTATTTATCCTCCTTTTTCGGTTTCACATAAGTCAGCGCCGCCGCGCTGTCCGTCACGCCCGCCGTCGTCGGGTCGATGAACACCGCCAGCACCGCAAGGCACATGGTGCAAAGCTGCACCGGATTAGACAGCACCGAAACAATGCCGTCCCACACAGCCGCCCAACTCGTAAACGTCTGCGGGTCAACACCAATTGCCGTAATCGCCACGGACACCACGCCAACCCAAAACCACGGATTCTTCATTCGTACAGGGATATTTACCTTCATACTCTCACCTCGCAATATGGTCTATAGCAATTCCTTCTAAGAACTGCTCGTATTCCTTCGTTGTCTTTTCAATAGCCGCAAGTCCTGCCTCTACCTCTCCGTTGCAGTGACCGCGCTTTAATGCCATTGCTACGCCAACGGTAAGCTGACAGTTTGCGTTAATCATTGCAAGCTGTAAGCGTCCCTCTTTGGCTCGTTGTTCCGCCCTCCGGTTTACCCGCTCCGATTCTTCCTTTGCTCTCTTATCACGCTTGCCGGACTGCGCCGCCATAGCAGCGCAGATAATTCCGGCAGCACCTGTGATAATGGTGCAGATAACTTCCGTCGGCATAATCAAATCCCCAGCAGACGCTTATCCTCAACGCTGAGAAGTTCAGGCACGCCGGTCTGCTGTGCGCGCCAGTGCTTGTACTGAGCGCGCGAGAGCGCGTCATGCTTGAGGTTGTGGGCGTTATCGAACTTATCGAGCTGCACGCCCATGTCTCCGTGGTACTTCTTCACTTCTGCGTAGTTCTTGATGTAGATGTTGTTGGGATACATAACTTTACTCCTTTTCCGTTGTGTTTATCGTGTGCTTACTCCGCCGTACCGCCGAACTCAGCAGGCACAAGCTCCGGCATACCGCACTCGTCGATCAAGATTTCCGCGACCTGCTTCTGCAGCTTTTTCGGTACCTGCTCAAACTCACACTTGCCCAGAATTACGCGCTGCGCGAATAACATTGCCATCATAATAACCGTCCTTTCAAAACGTTCTCGAATGTTGTTGATTAACTTACGCATAGACGACTTCTGCCATCTCTGCGATGCAGTCCTCGTAAAAGGACTGCTGATCTGCCAGCGCCGCGACCTGCTGCTTGAGCGTTGCGTTCTGCGCCGCCAGTTCTTCATTTTCCGTCACGAGGTCAGCCTTGCTTTTCTCGTTTGCCTTGGCTTCCCGCAGCAGGTTGTCGTAGTTGGCTTTTACCTCGTCCAGCAGACCGGGCGTATCCTCCACCTCGGTTGTGTACTCATCGTACACCCAACTGGTGTGACCATCTTTGTCCGTCTCCTGCTTGGCATTCAGTGTCAGCCGCACCCACGCCCTGCCGGGCTTGTTTGGCATACTGCCTGCTGCAACCTCGGGTGGCTTGATATCGCCATGTACCTTCATTTATATCACTCCTTTCAGGCTTCGCACAGGAGACGCGCGGAGACGTAGGCGTACGAGCTCGACGTGGCGTCGTTCGCATAGAAGCACAACAGGCCCGCATAGGCGCCGTAGGACCAGTCGCCACCAACAAACAAAACGCGCCAGCCGGACGAGGAGCCCACGTAGTCCGGGACATATGTTGTTTCCGAGCCACCAGAAGTTTTCGGAATGAGCAGACCATTGTCGGTAACAGTCAAATCCTTAATCCAACCAGATGCAGGCAGTGTACCAATATTGGTGTAGCCGGTTGCGGTATCATCCGCGTACTTGCTCGGGTCAGTGCAGTAGTAAGCTGTTGTACCGTTGGCATTAAAGCCGTCTACCCACTGCAACACGTTGCCCCAGAGGTTTTCAATCCAGCGGTACTGAACTGCGGTCTTACCATCTGTACCGGCTGCGCGTCCGGTGTGATAGGTCATACTGTCTGTGTTGCCGGAGTTCAATGCGGGGCTGCTGCCATCCACGTAGCCGCGCCCGATCTTCGACTGACAGTTCCAGTCTGCAAACTCAATGATATAAAGCCAGATAATCGCGCAGTAAGTTGCAAAATCGTACAGGTGAAATTTCGAGCCGACACTCTTTGCCTTGCTGCGCGCTGTTGCGCGAGTGATGTTGACATACGGAGACTCCTCCGTTTTACTGTATCCATTAGCAAAAGCGTCCATGTGGTATTTGCCGATGTACTTTCCGCTGCCTGGGTGTTTAGTAAATCCCGTTGCAGGATTATCTGAGATGTAAAAATACTGCTTCACGCCGTTTCTCTTCGCAGCAACATAAAACTCCGGGATAAACACCATAGTTCGAGTATTAGTTCGGGCAAAGCCACTATCCCCTTTCCACGCCGTCACCTTACCGGAGCTATCGAGGTTGCATTCCTTCATCCCGCTCCACGGTGCATAGCTGTCAAAAGGCGAACTGCCCGAACCTGTGCCGACTGCCGGTTTAGGCTCAGTCGTAACACTCTTGGTAACATACCCATAAGGGTCAGTGCTCGGTGTTAAGCGCGTCAGCGCCGTGCTCGAATTGCTCGTATCCCAGCACACGCAAAAAACGTTAGCGTAACTCAGCGTCAGCGACTTGCTCTGACCACTGACTGTAATCTCCACCGTGCCGGTTGCCGTGTTGCCGTCCTTGGTAGCCTTAATTGCCCATGTGCCCGCCTTACCGACGGTAAACACAGCCGTACCGGTGCTCGTCTTGGCCAATACCGTGCTGCCCAGTGTCGCCGTAACTGTTGAACCACTGTCTACGGTTACGGTAATCGTACTCTGGAATTTCTCAAGATTGACACTCAGTGCCGTATAATAAGCCTTGGTTGTAACCTCGGTTGTATACGTCGTACCGGACAGCGCTGCACTCAGCGTGTAGGTCGTGTTAATGCCCAGCACGCTGACCGTAGCCGTCAGGCTGCTGTCTACCGTGCCGGTGTAGGTTTCCCCGTCGCCCTTGAGTGTCCATGCCTGACCGACAAAATCAGCCGCAAACGTGATGGTGATGATTGAACCGCCGGATGCCGGTGCATCCATCTCACCCACGGTGTCATTCGCCGTAAAGCCGAGGTACTTTCCCTTCTTGCCCTTGATTTTATCCTGTTTCTTGGAAAACAGTGTGCTGTGTGCATCTGCCGCAGCATTGTGCGTGGACACCTCATTTGCAGCCGTGCCGGACGGGTCAGCGCCAACCTGCGGAGCCGTCACCTTGTGTGGGTTGCTTGTGCTTGCAATATGTCCAGGCACGTCACTCAGCGCCTTATTAAACGCGGTTTCTGTACCGGAATACCCCGCTTCTACCGCAGAAGTATACGCGCTCTTGCCGTTCTGACCGGCAACGCCAGCCGGGCCTTGCGGACCCTCCGGTCCGATTTCGCCCTGCGGGCCCTGCGGGCCCTGTGTACCCTGTGGGCCTCGCGGGCCAGTGTCGCCCTTTGCACCTTGCGGGCCGGTCGCACCGGTCTTGCCCTGAATGCCCTGCGGGCCGGTGTCACCTTTTGCACCTTTTTCGCCCTGCGGACCCTGTGAACCCGTTTCGCCTTTTTCGCCTTTCGGGCCCTGTACGCCTTGGATACCCTGCACACCCTGTGCGCCGGTGTCGCCTTTTGGGCCTTGTACGCCCTGTGCACCCTGAGGGCCTTGCGGACCTGTCGGACCCTCTAACTTGCCGACAGATACCCAGTCAAGCGCGATTTCCGACCAGATATAGCACTCCTTGTCCGCGCTGACCAGATACATATACTCATCGCCGTTGGGGATTGCCTTGCGAAGTGCCGCCAGCGTAGAGTAAACGTCCTGTACAAACAGGCTCTTGCCGTCCTTGCCGTTTGCGCCGGTCTTGCCCTGCGGGCCCTGAGGACCTTGTGCACCGGTGTCGCCTTTCGGGCCTTGCGGACCTGCCGGACCGGTCGCGCCCTGAATGCCCTGTGCGCCCTGTACGCCGCGTTCACCCTGCGGACCCTGTGCGCCGGTATCGCCTTTATCGCCCTTCGGACCGACTGCGCCGGTCGCACCGGTTGCACCGGTTGGGCCAGTTGCACCGGTTGCGCCCTTAGGGCCAGCAGGACCGATTTCGCCCTGTTCACCTTGTGGGCCTTGTGCACCGGCCACGCCCTGAATGCCTTGTGGGCCTCTTGCGCCTTGAGCGCCCTGTGCGCCCTGCACACCCTGAGGGCCTTGCGGACCGCGAACCGAAACGCTCTGCGGCGCGATTGCCGTAGCCTGCACGGTAAACGACATAACGCCGTTCTCATCCACGCTTGGCACGATGACCGGACCTAAATCGCCCTTGTCGCCCTTGTCGCCTTTATCGCCTTTATCGCCCTGAATACCCTGCGGACCGACAACGCCGTGAATAACGGTAACGCCGTTCACGTCCTCGACCGAGCCCTCTGCAAACTGCATCCTGCTCCTCTGCGGCAGCGCACGCCCGCCCGCATCGAGCACCACATGACCGCTCGAACCGGTCGCCTCGAAATTCACGCCGTCGGTTGACGTTTCGAGAACCTTGTCGCTGTTAAGCCTCATGTAAACGATCGAGCCGTCCGGTGCTTTGACGGTAAAAACGTCCTGTCCGGTCAGCCGATTTACTTCGTCGATAACCTCGTTGACTTTCGGAATTGCCGTCTTGCCTGTCAGTCTGTCGAATACCGCCTTGTTTTCCGCCGCGCTGCCTGTTAAGGTATCAGGCGCAGAAACAACGCCGTTCGTGCTTACCGCACTGTCTGAAATCTTTTCGATTGCCATTTACTCACCTCACCATAGTTCCGATGGTGTATCTCTTGATAATGCCGAACAGACCGAACGCCTCGTTCAGTGCTTCATTCTTCGCGATCAGCTGCAAGGTCTTGTATTTCTTTACCTTGCTGTTAAAGGGAAGTACCTGCGGCGCATCGTTCGTGTTAAAGGTAAAACGGCTGAAATCAATATCTTCCCAATTGAAAATATCCGCGATACCCTCGCGTATCTTTCTGCCGAAATCCCTCTCTGTCCGTGCGTATACCTGCAAGGACGAACGGGTATACGGCTTCATCATAATGCCGCTGCCGCGCTTCACCATCGTTTTATAGGTCATAAAATCGCCGTCATCGTCCGCTTTTGTGTGCCATTCTGCCGCGATTGCAGCGCCGCCGGTGATTTTGCCGTCCTCGCCCATCGTGCCGCCGTCCGAATACGCCTGCATGGTGTCTATATCCGTGTTCAGCCGACAGATTTTGCCGTCGCTTGTGCCAAAATACAGGTTTCCTCGGCTCTCCATCATGCGCACCGCCGGGAAGTTGTCCCAGTAATAGCACTCATAGACATAATCGCCGTAGGACTGCGGCTTGTACGCCACGTTCTGGTTGGTGTCCATAACATAGGCGTGACCGTTTACCGCCAGCACATAATAGCCGTTCCACACCACAGCGCAGGCGTTTTCAAGGTGTTCCTCTTTCGTTAATGACGCGTCTACATAGTAGCTGCGGTTTCGCGCTACCTGCAGTGCCGTGATGTTGCTGCTCGTCAGCGCAAACACGCCCGTTCGACTGAGGAATACCGGTTCCTCCGGCAGATACGCAAACGCCCGTTTTGCCACTGCACCAGCACCAGCGGCGGCGCGTCTTACCGGAAACTGCACCTTGCTTGTGGTCGTGTCGATGTTGTAGCCGCGAAAGTAAATCGTGGTTTCGCTTCGGTCGTCTGCCTTGATGATGGCCTGACTGTCCGAAATCGCGCTGTACCCGATGATTGCCGCGCCGTCCGCGCCCACCTTGGTATAGGAAAGATCGGGAAAGTACAGCGGGTTGTTGCTTTCACACCGCCAGTCCTTGTCCTGCGCATCAGGATTTCCCGCAAAGAACACCCTGTCCTGTGACTTGCCGCCGTAGATTGCGGCAATGGTACACTTGGTGATCTTCTCCTTGTAGCCCTCCACCGGCTTCACAAACGTAATGACCACATTGTCCTTGCCGGTGATCGCCGGTTTCGGCGGTGCGCTCGTAAACTTCACCTGTCCCTTGGTCTTGTCCAGCGTGTACTTGCTGCTCTCCCACACCTTGTCATCTACCTTAACCTCTGCAATGCTTTCAATGTCGGTGGTGTCCAACTGATACGTCGTTGCCGAACCGTCCGCGCAGAACTCGTTCTTGCGTTTGTTTGACAGCAAATTCACGTCTTCGAAGCTGGTTCCGCCTCCCGTCGGCTTGTTAGCAATGGTAGTAGTCGGAACGTAAGCATCCACTGTTGCATCCTTGGCGGTCTCGCCGTCGAACACAAGGTACTCGCCGCCCGTCAGCACATACATTTTGTCGTTCAGCGTAAACGACGTGCCCTGCTTGTTAGTAAGTCCGCTTTTCAGCTCTGTCAAGGTGTTCTCCGTCCACTTGTACAGCCGTGTGCCACCATGCACAAGAAAGTATTCTTTGCCCTTGATAATACCGCGATACAGGCCGTTTACCGGCTTTTCGACATTCAGCAGCACGCGCCATCCCTTGCGCTTTTCGGGAAAGCCGCCGCTGTCCGAGATCAGGTTTACCGTACCGGAAGCGCCGCGTGCAGAATCAACCTGCGTCGGGTTGCTTGACAAATCCACGCCCTTGAACTTGGAATACTCGGTCTTGTACTTTTTCGGGGAATCGGGAATCTTGTATGTTGCCATTTACACCCACCCCGTAACCGAGCGCCACGCGCCGCCGCTCGAAGTCTGCTGTCTCCTGCTTGCAAGCATCTGCTTTACGTTCTCGTATTCGTTCAGATACTGCGTCGCCATGGAAATATCATCTTCCTTGAACACCTCCGCCGCGATATACAGCGGAATTGCCCGCTGTGCCTCCTCCGCAAGAGAAAAGGTCGTGTCGCCCGGCGTGTCCTCGGTGATTTCCTCGGGATAAGCCTCATACCAGATAACGAGCGTTCCCTGATACTCCGCCGGAAGATACAGCTCGTCCATGCCGTCAAACTGATAGTCGTTCACGCGCTCAAACGTGTTGTTTTCGCCGCGAATGGTCAGCCGGTCAGGGCAGAACCGCATGAAATCCGGTGCAAGCTCCTTGAGGTGGTACAGCCGGTTGCCCTTCGCGTTATCGTCCGGCAGTTCCACCTCCACGCTCTTGTAAATCGGCATGATCTCCGCAAGGTCGATCATTGCGAACCATGCCGCGTGCGGCATTGCCCGCACATAATCCGCCACATCGGGCGAGGTCAGCGCGGTTTCCGTGCCGTAGTTGAGGCGCGAGAAAATCTTATCAAGCGCCGCTTTCTGGATTTGCTCCCATGTCATTCGCTCACACTCCTTTCAAAAAGGAAAAGGCGGGGTTTCCCCCGCCGCTTATCCTTACAGCAGTGCGGTAGCGTCTGCAAGGTCCTCGCCTGCAATTGCAATCGAGCGCCAGTTTACGAAACCGGCAATGAAACGTGCACGGCCGGTGTATACCTGTGCGTCGGTGTTCTTGTCGGTATAGCTGTCGGTGGTCAGCTTTACGCGATCGAGGAACGGCATAGCAAGCGTGTTCTGGTTTTTCTTGCTGTCCATCAGCATGAAATACTCCTTGCCTGCAATGGTGTTCGGCAGATAGTTCCAGACGATGAAATTCCATCCGCCGTACTGAAAGTTGAAGCCTACGCGGTTGCCGCCGTCCTTAAATTCAGAGCCGACAACCTCGGTCAGCTTGCGCTTCATCTTGCCGCTGTTCGGGATAATGATAGTATCCGGCGCAGTTGCGAGCAGGTTGCCATCATCGTCGGTGAACTTCTGCATCTTCTCCTGCATGGTGTCCAGTACGGTGTACAGGTCATCAGACGAGGTGTAGGAGAAGCGGTTGGACTGGGTGTACTTCGGCTGGGTGATGGACTTGTGCGCCTTGTTGAACAGAGACAGCTTATCGCCAGTAGTCGTGTCGTAGGTACGCATCTGCATATCCTTGTTGCCAAACTTCATGGAGCTGTTCAGACCGCCGATCAGCGTTGCAGCAGCGTACATCTCACGGGTACGCGCAAAGGAAAGGCCGAAATCGCGTGCTCGTGCGATAACCGCGCTCTGATTGCCGTCCTCCATCATCTCACGGGTGATGGTCAGGCGCTTTTTCCACGTGCTCGGCTCAAGGAACTTGGAAAAACCCTCCTGAAACGAGGTATCCGGATACGGGCCGTTCTCGCCTACATCCTCAAAGTTGCCGCTCGAAGTCATGGAGAGGTATCTCTCGCCGTACTTGTCGGTAGTGTCCATGCAGAAAATCTTCTTGAACTGCGAGTCCTGCTCAAAGTCCTCGATCTCGTGCTCAATGATTGCCTTGATAGGAGCTTCGGACTTGCCAAACAGGGAGTCAACGAGACCGGAGCCCTTAGAAATAATATTACCTGCCATTATTTATTTACCTCCTTGGGGTTAGGCTGCTGCCGCCGGAGTTACGAAAACGCCGCGTACAGTGGAATTGGTGGTTGCGCCGTCGGTGTCCAGAATCTTGAACACGCCGGAAGTGGTGGTTGCGGTAACGCCCAGCGCGTCAGGGCTCAGAGTAACCGCAGAACCAACCACAGTTGCCGCAACGGTCGCAGTGGACACGGTTTCAAAGATGGTGTTTTCGGTTACTTCGATGGCCGGGTAAGTGCCGTCTGCGCGCTGCGGACCCATGACAATGTGGGTCGGCTTGGTAGTAGCCGCGCACTTAGCCAGTGCACCGCCGGTCAGGTTTGCCGCCATGCCGAGAGAAAGACCGACCGCGCCCTTGGGGTACACAAACGGTTCTACATCTGCAACGCGGCTGTATGCCTTGATAAACATAGAAATTCTCCTTTTCAGATACGTTTTTTGTAGTCTGCAACAATCTGCTGCTTTGTCCAGTTCGGAAAAGCCTTGCGATACCACTGCATGGTTTCGTCGGGAACATGCACGTCATCGCCGCTTTCGCCTGCTGCTGTGGTGGTCAGATGGCTCTTGCCGTTGACATTGTTCATCGCCTGCTGCTTTGCCGCCGCGGCTTTCTTGCCGGTGAGCGTATCAAAGTTTGCAAGGCGGAACGCATCAACAAGCGAATAGCCTCTGTTGACGTACTCGTTAAAAACGGGTGCGTTCGGGTGATTTGCCAGTGCAGCAACGTCGGTGATGGACGGGTCAAGGTGGGAAATTTCCTTGATTGCCTCGTTCATCTGCCGCTCGCCCTCCTCCATCTGTACACGGTCAAGAACCTGCTGTGCCTGCCGTACAGTGGGGTTGTTTGCGATCATCTGATCGAGCATAGCGGGGTCGAGCCCTGCCTGCTGCATCTGGTCGCGCTGATATGCCTGCTGATACGCCTGCAAATCAGCTTCCGAGGTGATCGGCTTGTTGGTGTACGGGTCGAGCTGACCCTCGTACATCTGCCGTACCATCTCGTCCTTTGCCGCCTGACGCTCCTGCTGAATGCGCTCCTTAAACTGCGCTTCCGATCTGCGTCTTGCAGCGGCAAATCGTGCGTTATCTTCCGCACTCTGTACTCCCTCGGGTGCAGCTTCGGCGGTCTGCTGCTCGTTTTCGCCTGTTTCCTCGGGTCCGATGGACGCAGGTTCGGCGGTTTCCTGCTCGTTTACGCCTGCCTCGGTGGTTTCCACTTCGGTTTCCATAATTTCTTCCATTTTGGTATTCCTTTCCGGATTTTTACGCTGTTCCATGCGATTTTGGGCATAAAAAAACCGCCCTTTCGGACGGTTCCGCTATTCCCTTTTACTTGCCGCTCTTAGAGGAGCGCAGATCGCCGCCGGTCTTAACGGACGGCTTCTTGCCGGAAGTCTGGGTAAATACCGCCTTAACCTCCATGCTGCCGGTGTTCTTGATCTTACCGGCGTAACCGCTCTTATTTGCCATGCTATTTCACCTCCTTTACTATCTGCTTATAGTTCGAACACTGCGGATTTTTGCAGATAAGCACGAGCTTACCGTCTACAGTGTCGGTCTTGGTGTCGATTTTACATACCGGACATACCATAACTGCCGCCTCCCTCCTGATAACTCGGCATTGTCTCCGGGCTGACGTAGCCGGACTGCGTAATATCGGGAATGCCGTCTGCATTTGTTGCCATCGGCTGCATCATTGCCTGCTGCTGTGCCAACATCTGCCGCTGCATCTGCTGCTGCTCTAAGCGCTCTGTAAGCTGCTGCTTTACCTCGCTCGCCAGCGGGTAGTGCAATCCCTCCATGATCGTCCAGAACGTCAAGAGGCTCTGCATATCGGTCGGGTCGCCAAAGCAGCCGTTTTCAAGATTCATGCGTGCCTCCTGCCAGAGGTTTTCACGGTTGCCCGCAAGCGGTGCGGTCTGGTCTACGCTGAACAAAAACTCGTCGTTCCAGTACGGATCGCCCGCATCGTCCACTTTGAGGAAATCCATCTTGTTAAACACGCCATACATCTGCGTGCCGTTGGTGTCCTTGTATACCATCGGGCGCGGCTCGTCCGAGTACGCCAGCAGGAACTTAAACATGACCTCGAACAGGTCAGCGTAAGCGGCGTTTTTCATCACCTTGCGGCTTTCCAGTCGTCCGGCGGTCTGCGCCGCTGCAAACTGCTTTGCCGTACCAGAGGTTGCGGTACTGTCCTTGCGTCCCTGGAAGCTGTCCGTAATGCCAATCAGATTACGCATTGCCGTGTAGGTGCTGTCCTCAAACGCCATGTCACGGCTGATATCCGGCTGCAAAGTCAGCACATCAATCATCGCTTTTTCTTCCGCGCCTTCAATTTCCAGCACCTTGAACTGTTCGTCCGTGCGTCTAATCTGCTTGCCCTTTGGCAGTGTGATAACCGAGCCGCCGCCCAGCAGCTTTTGCGAGATTGCGCTGTCGAGCTTGTTTACAAGCATCTGCTGATCCCGCACCATATCCACATCAGACGAGCCGAGCAGTTTTCCGACTACCGACACATTGCGCCGCAGTACCACCGGATACACATCCGGCTTGTAGTACGGGATCATGTCGTTTTCTTCGCGCTGTGTAACGGTAGGCTTGCCCATCTCATCAAGGCTGATATCCTCTACGATCTTGGTCATCGGAATACCGTTCTCGTCCGTCCGCGCAAAGTCCTTGACGGTTTTCTGTTCGCCGTTCTTGCTGCCGCAGTACGGGCAGGTATCGCCCTGCATATCCGCGCCGCACTTGCTGCACGTCTTAATGCGCCGCGCCTGATAGTCCTCCATGTACTCCAGCAGTACGTCATTGCACCACGCTACGCGCCCAATGCCGCCGTCAGCGTTGCGGAAGTATCCGATGTTCTCCGTCACCAGATCATCTACCACGCTTTGCTCAAAGCCGCGTGCGTCCGGCTGTTCCTCATCCTCAGCGGATACGTCCTTGCCGTACTTCTTCTTGATGTACTCCTTGCTCTGTGCGAGCTGAATAAAGAAGTAATCCATCTCCGGGATACTGTAAACGCCCGGCTGTGGGATAAACTGCTTGGGATGCAGCAGCGTAACATTCAGTGCGCCGCGTGTCGTGTGCGTCCGCTTGGTGTTGTCCCACTCCACAAGGAACAAATCGCCGCCGTGTGTCGGCGTGGTTCGCTCGTCCTGATCGTTCAGGCGCTCAAAGGGTAATCTATCAAGCTCGTTTCGGATATAGTCCTCAATCGTCTTTGCGAGCTGTTCGTCCTCCTCGTGTCTCGGCGTAACCTTGGGAGTGGGGATATCGCTCGATACTTCCGCCTCGATGATTTCCGCTACCACGTTCCGCGCCACTACTGCATCTTGCGCTTTCTGCGTCTTGCCGTGCACCTTGTCGATCTTATGCGTTCCCCGGTAGATTTCTTCCCGCTCGACCATCAAATTTAGTTCCGGCTGGTACTTGCTCCGCGCCTTGCTTAGCCTGTCCTGCCACTTCTTCAAAATCTGTTCGTCGCTCTTGCCCGTTTTATCAAACGGATTTTGCATTATATCACCTCATTTTCAAAACGGATTACCCCATTTAGATAATAAGTACTCCTTGCCGCTCTTGTCGGCGTTGTAGTAATCCTCGTACATGTCATCCGTCCACTTGGCCCGCTTGCCTCTCGGCTTATCCTCGGTGTAGCTCTGCTGTGTGCGCGCATAGTAGGCAATAGCCAGCGCCATAACACAGTCATCGTGTGCGCCCTGCTCCGCCTCTGCTCTGCCCTTCTCATTGCGGACAAACGTCAGCATTTCGCCGAGCGTGTCCGCGTCGTTCAGCAGCTCAACCGATTCGCGCACCACCTCAACCAGTCCGGCAATAATAACCGGCCTTGTAACGCTTGTGGTTTTGAATCCGTAGCTGTCGCGGGGTCTGTGGGTGTAGTTGTCCTCAGTCTGCCGTACATACTGTTTGGGATACCTGAGCCGTTGCAGCTCCTTGATGGGGTAACTGCTGTAATTGGCCTCTATCGCAATCAGCGCCTTGTTATAGTAGATACCCAGACAATACATCTGTGCGGCGTACACGTCCTCATCAAACTGGTGTCTAAGCGTGCAGACCTGCCGCCCGCTGGTGTTGTCGAGCACTTGCCCCACAAACCAGTCTGAGCCCTCGCCGGAGGTATCGCCGCCGATCACATAGGGCACACCGTCCCGCCGGTCTTGGTAGATCGTGATATATCCGTCCTCAGCGTCCACCCACCGGATAGACTTATCATCAATCCGCACTTGATTGGCTATGCTGTCGTAGGTGGTGGAGTATGCAAAGTATCCTCTGCGTTCCGGCGGCGGCAGCTCTGCCAGTCTGCCGTTGACCTTGGCCGCGTCAAAGATTGTCTTGCCGATAACGCCCCATTGCCCCAGGCAATACACCTGATAATAGTACGGGTCGCTGTCCTTGTACCCCTCCAGCGTCCGCTTGTAGTCCTCGTCAAGCCATGCATTATCCTTGTATGTGGTCTTGAGCGTCACCGCCCGTTCATCCTTGCGGTCGAAAAACCGCTTTTTGAGCCAGTGCAAGACGTTAATCGGGTTAAAACTAAGCGTAATCTGTCCGTGTATCCGCTTGCCTCGCAGACGGATATCAAGCTGATTAAAATCAGCCTCGGCAATCTCGCTTGCCTCCTCAATCCATATATCGGTGAGTTCTCCCTTGGGAAATGTAACCGACTTGATCTTTTCCGGGTCGTCCAGACCCTTAAAAATACAGGCGTTGCCGGTCAGCCTGCACACAATTTTTAGATCGGTAACATCAAACAGGCTATGCAACCCCCAGCCGTTAATGACCTGCTGCAGCAGTGCAAACGTAGACGTTCGGTTTGTGTCGCCAACCTTGCGGACCACAAGCACATTGCACAGCGGCTTGCTCATCATGCGTACAACCAGCCGTTGTGCTGCAAATACAGACTTACCAGAGCCAGCGCCGCCATATAACACAATGTATCGGTGCTCATCATCCGAGAGCAGCGGCAGATACGCCGCGTTAAACGCCCTCTTGGGAATGTTCACTTGCACCCGCCGCACCTCCTAATTGTACAAAATGCGTATTTTGCATAATAAGCAACGTCGTCCGTCTCACTCCCCGGTATTTACCCCGAGTTTTCCGGCACTCAGCCCCACAAAAACCCTTGATTTTGCAAGTCATGAAAGTCAATCCTGCATATCAGGGTAAAAAAACAGACCTGCACCGCTGTTACGCGGCTGCAAGTCATCAATCTGTATCCGTCATATCGTCATCATCCAGCAGCTTAACCGTGATCGTCTGCGCTCCTACGATTTCCCGACGTTCGATAAACGCGCCGATACTCCGTGCGCGCAGCTCAGACGCTTTGAGACGGTCTTTTATATCTGCCTTATCATTACGCATGGTATCGCTCCAAAACTCGTTAATCTCCGCCATATCCGCCACACGGTCACGATCCAACAGTTCATCGCGGTCTGCGATGTATTTACTAAGTTTTACCACGTTCTGCGAACCTATCACGTCGGAGTTATTGCCCCTGTAACCGGCAAGCCGTGCCGCCTCTGCTGCTGTCTTGCCTTGCTTGTAATAATCAATCCATGCCCGCTGTTTTGCGGTCAGCTTGTCCATACTCTCACCCCTTACTATATATAGACACAAAAAAGCCGCCCCGGTTGCTTGGAGCGGCTTTTGTCTGCCTACAATATGTTACTTGTCCATGTCCGCCGTTATCAGCTTATAGACGTAGCTGTTCAGGCTCTCGCCCTTGCTGGCTGCATACTCCTTAATGCGTTCGCGTTCTCCCTTGGGTACTACGATATTAAGCCGATCGTATGCTTTCGCGTTATACTTATTACTCGCCCGTGTTCGTGCGTTTGGGTCAACTGCCATGGTATCACCTCCCTATTATAGTGTACCACAGCCGTTATCATTGCTCAATTATACAATTCCGCCAAATATCATTACTCAATTATGTTTACTTTGCCCATTGTTTATCATTGCTCAATGATATATACTGTAATCACAGCAAAGGAAAACACCAAACACCGAAAACAAAATGGAGGTACACATTATGTTTAACAATATTAACTCTCTCGACGAACTCCGCAAGGCATACCGCGCCGCAGCATTTGCCGCACATCCGGATCACGGCGGCAGCACCGAAGCAATGCAGGAAGTCAACGCAGCATATGAAAAGCGTTTTGAAATCCTCAAGGCTGAGCAGAACCGCAAAGCCGACGCAGACCCGACCGGCAAGACCCGCCGCGTTGAAGAGATGCCGGAAGAGTTCCGCGCGGTGATCGAGAAGCTCCTCAGCATCAAGGACATCATCATTGAGCTGTGCGGCTCCTGGGTTTGGGTATCCGGTGAGACCCGCGAGCACAAGGACGAGATCAAAGCGGCTGGCTGCTTCTGGGCAAAGAAAAAGGGCATGTGGTACTGGCGTTGCGCTAAGGACGCGCACCACGGCAAGAGCCACGCAAGCATGGCCGATATCCGCCGCAAGTACGGCAGCGAGCGCATCACCTCGGACGGTCACCGCGCCGACGCTCTCCCGGCATAAAGGAGGGCGTCGCCATGATCGACTACGGACCACGCGGAGAGCGTCAAGACAACTTTTACATCTACATGCGATCCCCTGCAAAACGCACCAGCCTTGCGGACCTGCTCCAGAGCGACAAGCACGCCGCCGAGGACGTCGCCCGACTGCAACGCATGATCGAGGACTTGCAGCAGTACCGGCGCGATATGGCCGAGCGTGCCGCCTATCTGATCAGCACGCAGCCGACCCGATCCGCCGAGCTCAAGCGCCGCCGCGATGCATGGGAAAAGAAAGTGTACTACTACTTTACCGAGTGGGACACCTACCCGGACGGCACACGGCAGCGCGTCAGCGTTAAGACCTACGACGGCACCGACCGCCACAAAGCCATAGCAGACGCAAAAGAGTATCAGCGCACCCATACCGGCATAGCCGTAACCGTTGACATTGCCAAAGGCAAGTTTGAGCACTAACCTAACCACCCGCCCCGGAGGTAACGAGGGCAGAAAGGAAAACCATCATGACTAAGCTAATCGCCATTATCGCCGCCCTGCTGCAGATCGTACCGGCCACCCGCACCATCTCCGGCGAGGTGTACCGCATCGACTACCCGACCGGCACGCAGGACGCGCCTATTGTTACCATCGTCACCGAGGACGGCAACGAGTGGATCACAGATGACTACATCGCACCGCGTCACACACCGCTTGAGATCACATTCAGCACCAACAGCACCGAGGACGTAACCGACGACGAGATCATTTCCATCGCATCCATCTGGACGCGTTAAGCATGGGAGCCTCACCGCTCCCTCTCATTCTCCCGCCCGGCTCACGCACCCGCGGCGGAGCATTTTCTAAATAGCATGACAAACCCCGCTCACCAAAGCCATAAGGTGAGCGGGGTTTACCATTATACGACTGTTTCGGTTTTGCAGGACTCGCACCTGCTTTCAGCACTATGCAAACCGGTATACCTCCACAGGGAGGTATGAACGCTTTCGTTGCGCCTGAACGCCGGGCTTTTACCGGTGATCTCTCAGCTGTCCAGAACGGTTGTATGAAATCCAGAGAGGTAATAACCTCACTTTCGCAAGTTTACTTGTGTTCCCGTCCTGATGATTAGGTATGCTTACAAGAGATAAGCAGCTGGTGCTCTTTCGCGGCGTGTACTTAGCCGCCCGAAAGCGCCGTATCGGCTTTGTAACTTTGTACCGGTTGTTTTGCTCTCGGCTCTCAAAGTCCGTTTGAGTGCTTATCCGGTGAGCACTCGCCCTCTCGATATAGGCTGTTCGGCGTCTCTGTCCGTCGTGTCACGCGTCTCTATCGGTGCGTAATCCGGCTGATTCCCTTTTTAGGTTACAGCGGGGAGCGACCCCGGTTGCGGCGTGCCTGCAAGCACCCGCTGAACTCTGCAAAGCTGTTGCAGCAGCTCCGCATACGTTCGGAAACAGATTGTCCGTCTTTCCGGACTGCCAGAATCATCATCGCCCAGTAAAGGCGTTTACCCGTCCGACCTCATGCAGTCATCCGGGCATATCGGCGTGCCGCGCAAATGACACGCCAACGATAGAAAGGATAATCAATGCCTTCGTTCCGCGAAAGGCGTTTTGCTCCTCTGCCCTCATGCAGACTTTGGAGCAGGTCAGCGGCAGGTCTCCCCACCGCTTAAAACGGGACTTTAGGTAAAAATGGAGGAACGAAACTCCGTGATTCTGCTCTTACGAGCTTTTATCACAATACTATTATAACACCAGTTTTTGTGGTATAGTGTGGTAAGTTTTCCACAGATTCATGCACAATCTGTTAATAACTTCTCCACTTCCCGTAGGGCGCGAACGTGCATCCGTCCGCGCACATGATCCTCGTTGTAGTGTATCTTTTCGGCGGTCTCTCTCCACGTTCTACCATTCACGTAATGTTCGATCAGCAGCGCCCGCAGCGCCGCATCCTGCACCTTAGCCGTTGTGCTGATAATCTCAGCCTTAATCAGTGCAAGCCGTTCCTGCTCTCTCTGTATCTTCTCGGACAGGGCAAGATACGCATCCGCCTTGTTTGCGGTCACGTCACCGCCGCCGCCCGGTGTGTCCTTGATCGTCGCCGTTGCACTTGTCGCCCGCGTCCATGCCCTTACTCGTGCTTCTTCCAGTGCAGAGATTGACTTTTCAAGGTCAATCCCTCGTCTGAGCCATTCTTTAGTCGTCGTGTGCCACTACCTCCTCCATGCCGCGCTGTGTATATCGCCTACGACGGCTTATTCTCGCCGCCTTGCGGACGCAACCCACACCCGGTTCACATCCGCGCGATTTCCCCGTGTCTATCAAATAATGACACGCCCATAGCTTAGAGCCTTGGCTTGTACCCAGTACCCGCCAGTATGCGCACCCAGCGCATTCGCTTTTCTTTTTCATGCTAATGCTATTCCATTCTCCCGCAGTTCTTCAATCAGATCGTCGATTTTAACGTATTTTCGGGCGATACTGTCTGCGAGGTAGTTTGTTTCGTCCCATATCCGCCGTAATCGGTCATAGTCGTACCCTTCTTTATCCCGTAGAACGCTAAACATAATTGCCCATGTAGACGCAACCGCCGTGTTCGTTGCGTCGCGTTTGGCTTTTTCTATGTCGCCCTGCGTCGCCGGTATTCGGTATGGGTTGACTTTCTTTTTCTTCGCCATTTCCGTACCTCCAATTTTCATACCGCCGCATCTCGTCCAGATACCGCCGCATCTCCGCGCTGTATCGCCTCACTCGTCCATCAACAGCTTCGGGAGTCCGTATTTATTGAGCATCTCCATTTGGTGTTCCTGCTTTAAATCGTTTTTTAGACTTTCCAGCATATTTTCGCACATCTGGATGCAATCATATAATTCCTGCGTCCGTGTCATGCCGTGCCCTGGTTTGAGCGTTAGCTCTGTTCCCGTCAGCAGGTTTGTGCTTGTAACGTTCATTCGCTTTCTTCCTTCTCCATCCGCTCCAACATATCAAGGTATTTCTGTGCTATCGCCGCCACCTGTATAGCCTCGCAAGCGGCGGCGATAGCGCGCTCTTTAATCTTTGTTGCAAAGCGGGGGTGCGGCTGCATATTGTACCGAACACGTTCCCACAAAATATTGAGTGCTTCTTCCACATCATCCGTTTCCTGCCGGAGTTCTTCGGCTTCCTCGCGGATAACCGCCCATCCCTCATGTGAGCTATGGAACTGTGGGAATCGCTCATTTGCAGCTTCCAGCTCCTTTTCCACGAGTTTTTCAACATCTTCACTCACTGCGTTCATCGTTTTCCTCCTGCGTAAACGCCGCTCCGCAATTTGCGCAGAATCGCGGCTGTCGATACCTTTCGTTCATCGTCATCATCGTATCCGCACTGCAAGATATACACTTGTAAACCTCGGTGTACCATTCCTCCACGCCCATCTTGATGTACTTAACCGTCATGCAAATCCTCCTAACGCTGCTCTAAGCAGCATAATCGCCAGTGCTGCTAACGTGCAGCCTGTAAATACCAACAACATTCCGATCAATACGCGGAACGCAATTTCTTCAAAATCCACCGTATCACCTCAAACACAAATCATCGGCGGGTGCGGAATCTCCGTATCTACCGGTTTCCATAGGTGCAGGCAGTACGGATGGTTGTTTATATACTCCGACTTAGGTGGATGGAACTGCATAACGCGCTCGTCCTCGCCGAAAAACATGTCCTTAATCGCACACATCTCGTCCCACGTCGGGCAGCACTTGCGCTGTGCAGAGCCGGGCGAAACGCTAACGTGCTCCCAACCCATGCCATTGCTTGCGATCACTCGGAACGACTTGCCGCCGACATACACCTTAAACACACCGTTTCCGCTGTCGCCGGTGCATCCATAAAACTCGCGTTCTCTGTCTTTCAGCCGGAACTTGTCCAGCTCGTGCAGGTCAATCATTCTGTACACCTCCATAGTGTTCAACAATGTACTGGTTCGCCGTGGTCTGCGGCGCGGTTTTCCATGCAATATAAGTTGGTATGCCGTTAGACAGCAGCACTAGTGCAAGCAAGCAGGGAAAGGCGAATAGCGCTGCAAATATAGGTTCATAGGTAAACGCAATTACCACAAAGATAATTGCTATAACAGCAAACGCCACTCCGCAAACGACCCCAAACAATGCCATCTCAGTCTGATGCTTGCAAACTTCCTGCACCAGCGTTTCCGGCGTAACGCCCATCTGGGCGGCGATTTCAGCAATGGTCATTGTGGTAATCCTCAATCACATCAATGCCGTATGCAATAGCGCACTCGTTCTCGATTCTGCATCCGCGGTACTTATCCCAGTCCTTCGCGAAATAAGCGACGTCAGCCGTAGACAGTAGTTCCAGTGACTTAGCCAGATACCAAAGCGGACGCGCGTCATGTGGCGCGCTCCGGAAGAACGAATCAATCACTTCCACCGGCTCACCAAGTTCACGCTCTGCGGATTCGATAGCTTTTGCGCGGACTGCGAGAATTTCCTCATCTGTCTTGTCCTTCATAGGCTGAGAAATAAATAACTTTTTCATTCTTCTACCCTCTCATACGTCTTTTCAAAAATATCCGGCTTGCAGGGGTAAAACTCGCCGTTTACACCCTTGATGATGTAGTCGCCGATAGTGGCGTACATCATGCCCTCAAGAGTGCTTATCATCAAATCGTAATTAAGAATCACACCATCTGCACGCTGCTTGCGAGCAGTAAAAATTGCTTTGTTTCCACAGAAATTCGCAATTCCTTCGCGGTTCTTACCCGTCCAACGGACGGCCTCAATCTCCACGGGTTTCTTTCTGTACTTCATTCCGTTACCCCCTCGCACTCCGCCCCGCAAGCCGCATAGCCTGCAAGATCAATCCAACTGTCAGCCTTTCCGCCGCCTGCTGCAATGCGTGCAATCTTGAGCAGCGCCATCATCATGGCAACGTCGTTCGCGTCGATATACACACCGCCCGCCTCATCCACGCACGCGCGCCTGAGGTATGTTTCCCAAAGTTCTGCGATCGTCTCAAAATTATCCTCCGGCGTGCCGTAGTCCTGCTCGCGCTGTCCGCATACGCACTTCTCCGCCGCGTGCAGGATGTCCGCACGGGTCAGCCTGCGCTTTACGTCCTCGCTGTTTTCCTCGACTACCTCGCGGATGTCGGGGGTATTGTCCGTATGACTGGCAGCGTGGCATAAAGCATAAGCATCTTCGACAGTCAAGCGGAGACCAAAGTCTATTTCTCCCTTGTCCTCGGCATCGCAAGCCATCTGTTCAATCGTGTTCAGTAGAATACTCATTTTGCGTTCGTTATTCATGATTACTCCTTTTCCGGTGTCCGGCTTATCCTCGATCACCTCATAGCCTAATAAGCGAGCAACTTCTTTGGGATGCAACTGCGCGTATGCTAAGCAATCACCAGTTTTCCCGTACAGCTTGCATCCGTAACAGTACTTAAGTCCGTTGCAGTAATCATATACGGCAACGACCATATTGGCGTACACCTTCCCTTCTTTCTTAAACTTCATCGTCTTCCTCCTGTGTCATTCTCTCAACGGCTTTCTTCACGCCTGCCATAATCAAGCACCACTCACCCACCGTTAAATACGCAGCTATATCGCGCACCGCTGTAACAGCGTCACGCGCCATTTTCGGTTCAATCGGCTTGTCCATGTCGGCTTTGGTGATTTCACGCATTGTCCGCCCTCCCGTTCCACGCTTCAATCACTTTTTCAACAGCACTGGTTTTGTAACATTCACTGTCTACCAAAATCTTTGAAGAAGCGCGACATTTAGTACAAAGCACTCTTACGCCGTCATTTACAAACAACCTCGCTTCTCCACCACAGAAAGGACAAGATTTAAGTTCAATCATTGTCTGCACCTTCGTCCATCTTCGCGCCGCAGTTAGGACAGAAATTATATGCGCCGTCAACTGATGGGTCAAGCGTCCACCATCCGCATATATTGCATTTTGTTCGGCTTAGCGCATTTAATGTTTCAGTTTCAAACGCCCACCGCCCATGCACCACCAGGGCCACGTCGGCATTGCGATTCACTTCAAATTCTTCGTTCAGCCACCGCCGTACATAATCCAACTTATACGAGCTGAATCCGATGTTCATTTCACCGTTTTCCCAGTACATAATGCTGTAATACGGCTTGTCCTCACTGTTATTCACGATGATTTGCGCAAAACAGGTTTTAATCTTTTCACGTTCAATGTATTCAGACATCAACTGTACCTCCGTCCATCTTTGCCCCGCAGTTGGGACAGTAGTTCGGGAGCCAATAGTTCCACTTCGTTGCGTCCAGTCCTTCCGTTGACTTCTCTCCGCACAATGAGCAAGTTTCGTCTGCGTTCCACCACCCATGCACCACCGGCACAACGTCGGCGGCAGGCGCAGCGTTAATCGCTTCTTCGATTTCTTCCCACTCGCTCTGGAACAGTTCGATAGGGGCGTTTTCTACCGCTTTAATCGCGGCCTTTTTCGTGATGTATTCAGCCATCGTTTTCCTCCTGTCTCGCAATAACCTTTACGGCGCACTCTCCGCGTTCTGTGGAATACCACGCGCAGTTCTCGTGCACACACTCGGCAGAAAATCTTTTATCCTTGTCTGCCAGCGAGAATGGGCAAATTTCCTTTGTCCTGTTTGCCCAATTACTTCGGTTTTCACTCCACATTGTTTTCCTCCCATTCCTCGCACGTCTCATCCTCCAACCGGAAATCCGCCCGAAACGCTGCACACCGGATTTTTGTAACTGTTCAGCAGCAAATCCGCTTTTTTCATCGTGTTGCGGATTAACTCATTCTCCGGTGCAGCGTTCAAAACTGCTTCGTCAGCCATTTACACCACACCCTCCAACCCAATCTGTACCGTTTCCGGTTCTTTCAGCATTTCATCTTTGGCAAGCCGGTAAAACTGCTTATCCAGTTCAAACCCATAGCTGTTTCTTCCCAGTTCCCGCGCCGCTCTCAGCGTCGAACCGCTCCCGGCGCATGGGTCAATCACCACATCGCCCGGGTCTGTGAAAATCTCAATCAGCTTTTTCAGCAGCTTCACCGGCTTCTGTGTCGGGTGCAGCTTTGGTACTTCTCTGCCGTCTCGTTCCCAGTCGATATGGTCAAACACCATCTTGCCGCTTCCACGAACGACCTTGCCGTTCTCGTCATACCGCCTGCCGTTGTTGAACTTCGGCAGCTTGTCCCGGTACAGTACAACCGCAAACTCAGTTGCGCCTACAATCCGCATATTCGCTTTAAGCACCTGTGCGGAATACGGCTTCGTGAAAAACAGTGGATAGCTGTTCTTGAACCCGTACCGTCTGCCATACTCCATCACCGTCTGCATCTGGTCGAACGCGCAGAATACGATCATCGCCGGTGCAGTGTTGCGTTCCTTTGGTTCTTTCTTCAAAAGCCGGTTGCAGAAGTGCATATATTCGGCAATCTTGAAATATCCGTCCGTGCGGAAAAAGCTGCTTTTCGCCTTTGCGCTTTCTCCGTTCTTATTGTCGCCGCCGACATACCACATTGGATTGCTTCCGTATGCGTCCGCGCCGATGTTATACGGAATATCCGCAATCACAAGCTGTGCTTTCGGAATCCCATAACGCTTGTAGTTCTGGAAATTATCGCAGAACAACTCGCATTTAACCTGTTTCATCCTCATCCGCTCCCAAAATCTCAACCACAATCCTCGGATTCTTCGCGTCCACCTCAAAGTGATCTTCAAACCCTCGGATATTCTTCCAACCGTCGTTCGACAGATACCGCGCTTTCACCAGCGCATCCTGAATAACCTTTCTGCCGAACGCGCAAATATTATCCTTATCCCTCCGCCGGTCTTTCTCGTACCAGCGATACACCATGTAAACCGGCTCCTGAAACTCCGCACCGCCAAGTTGCCGTGCCGCGTGCATCACAACGGTTTCGCACTTCTTTTTCAGTTGTGCGCCTAAGTACCGGTTCCGCCGTTCCGCCTCGATCAGCTCATTCAGTCCCGGTAGTGGACCTTTGATTACGAACTTCACTTCTCACCTCTCACCTCTGCTTGCTTTCACTCGTGCCGCCCACTCACTTTCCCAGTCACTGGCGGCGGGCGCACCGTCAAACATCGGCGCATCCGTTTTGGTTTTCTTCGACTTGTCTCCGATTCTGTCCCAAATGATACCCTTCCAACCTTGCGACATACTCAGCCGGATAACCTCGGCTACTGCCTGTTCGCCGTTCTGCTTTACGCGGTTCTCAATGGCACTGAGCAGGCTTTTTAATCCTGTTGGCTTGTACCCTTCCCTGCGTTCAGCTTTGTATCTGAGCCAATCCTCGACTGCTGAGCGTACCGGTTCGTTAAACCGTTCCGTCCAGTCCGCCTCTTTTGGCTTTTCCGGCTTTGGCGCTTTAGGCTTCGGCGGACACTTTGCCGGTTCCGGCGCTTCGTCCCGCTCGCAACTTTGGTACTCGTCATACTTGCTGACCGTGATAACTGTATAGTGCCGATTGGTTTCCACCGTGATTTCGCCGGTCTTTTTCAATTTACCGAGCGCCGTCCGTACCTGCTGCACAGACAGCCCACTTTCCGCCGAGAGTGCCGCATAACTGGTTGCAAACGCACCACGTGGTATTTCTATACCCTGCCACTCGCAAGTCTTGTAATTGGCTCTCAGCAGGACGTGCAGCCATAACTTGCAGGTGGGGAGGTCTGTATACCATCCCCACTCCGTAAGTGCACGGTGCAGTTTAATGTGCCCGTTCATTTCCCATCACCTCAGAACGGAACGTCCGAATCCTCCTCCGGCGTATCCGCAAAATCGCTGTTCTCCTTTGGCTTTCCCTTGCTCTTGCCGCCACAGAAGTCGATGCTTTCGCACTGCACCTCCCACGAGCGGCGCTTATTGCCGTTCGTGTCCTGCCAGTCACGGCTTTCCAAACGGCCGGAAACGATGCACATATCGCCCTTATGGAACCATGTGCTTGCGTGCTCTGCCAGCTTGCCCCACAATACGATAGAGCAAAAGTCGCTCTGATATTCCCCGTTGTTATTCTTTCGGCTGCGTTGTACTGCGAGCGTTCCGCCTGACACAGCAGTACCCGACTGCGTGTGCCGCAATTCGAGATCATCAGTCAATCTGCCTTGTAAAATAATCTTGTTAAGCACTTGTATTCCTCCATTTGTTGTAATTTTTCAAATTGTTGTGAAGTTTTGCATGCTCTGCCCTTGTCAGTACAGCAATGTTTTCCGGATTGTTGTTTGTTTTATTTCCGTCAATGTGATGCACAATATCAGAAGATTTTAGCTTTCTTCCGTATTTCTGCTCAGCAACAAGTCTGTGTTCCAGAACAAAACCATGTTTATCCGCCAAATGGCTGTCCGGCCGATATATGAGAATGTATCCGCCCGAATGTTTCTTCCTTCCTCCTGACCAGTGATAATTTTT